AGTTCTTTAAGAGCGTAGGTGTTGTCCGTCCGAACGTTTCCATAGAACTTATTATCTAAATAGCTCAAGGACGGGTTTCTGAACCCTGAATAAATCTTCTTCTCACTCGGCTTGTCTCTCTCAACCGAAGCTAAAATGTCGTAATACGGACCACCCAAACCGTCAACGTCTACGATTGCCTTATCAATTCTCTCCTTTGAAACAATCTCCCCGATTCTCCCACAAGAATACGTGCAGTCCTTGTGGTCCCACTGAGATACGTGAATGACTTCCCAATGCAACGCGCCCATCTGTTGAATGATTACACACGCGCATTTATCATCGCCATACCGAGCTATATCAAACCCTGCAAGCCTCATTGAATATCCGAGTCTCAGAGGATATACTGCGGTCTTTGCCGATTCTATTTCAGTATGCGTAAATACTGAGTCCTCGGTCTTATCAAGCGGCTCACCTAGCCAAATATGGCGATAATCTTGTTCTGACTTCTTTTGGCATTCTTTCGCCTCTTTCTTGAGTGCGTTAGTACAGAACGGGTTGTCATCGTAATTCAGGTGAATATGTAAACAGTCGTCTCGATTAACGAACTGAGCGTATGCCGGGTCATTCCTCACAAACCGATTCATCGTGAATATAATCTTTGCGCTATCTTTACGAATGGTCGGTATCAAAACATCAAGAGTCTGCTTGGTTAAAGCCTGTGATTCATCAATCCAAACGATGTCAATAGCTTCCATCCCCTGAATGTTGAATGAACCCTGCTCTCTAAACCCTCGGAAGTTAATCTCTGACTTGCTCTGTCTGTGAACCAAAGTCTTTGCAAGAACTACATAATTAAGATTGAATTGCTGAACTAAATCGGTGAGGAGTGAATATACGGATTCTTTAATGCTATTCTGAATTTCCCGCCCGCAAACGATTCTTAAATTGTATTGTTCAGCCAAGTAAAGAAGAAACCGACCAACGGCTTGAGATTTCCCGCCGCCTCTCCCACCGTCTATAAGAAAGTATCGGTATTTCCCGAACTCAGTTATCAGCGGAAGGAGCTTGTGAGGTATGTTCAGTAAGCTGTCCAATTCGACTACCAATGTTAAACTCCAATTCTTTGTCGTTGATTTTGATTTTGTCGAGTTTAGTTACGCTATAACTTCCTTCAATCTGTTGAGGAGCCATCTTAGAAGACAAGACTAAAGCTATTTTTATCTTGTTGGCTTCGCTAAACTTATAGAAATTTTCGATGAGATACTCATGGCACATTTTATAAAGCTGTTCTTGCTTAGCTTTGATTGAAGCGCCGACATATTTTGAGTCTGATAATTCCATTTAAACCCTCCACCCAACAAAAAAGCCCCACTCTGTCTGTGCACAGAATGAGGCTTTTGAAATCTTGTTGGTTTCTTCGGGGATCAACCGAAGTAAATTATGGGCTTCTCAGGAGCGTGCGCTTTTGTATTTTTCTGATTTGGAAGCGGTTCCGTTGTTGAAGCCCTTTATATCTCTATTTTGATTGTTACATATAAAAAGATATGAAGTCAAATTTATTTAAAGTTTTTCATTTCGCTTAACTACGCGAAGATACTTAACCGAATCCTTATTTATTCCTGATGGGGTTATTAAGAAATGCCATTGCTCAATAACGATATCGTTGGTCTGCTCAGGTCCCGTCTCAGGCTGGTTGACTCTCCGCTGTAAGTCAAGGTGCTTTTTCTTGAAGTGTAGGTAAAGTTCTTCGTATCCATCCATAATCAGCTAAATCTAATTTTGAGTGATTCTCGTAAGCAGTTAATAACTGATTTTAATTTCATCCTCTTTTTAATATCAACCTCAATCGGCACTTCAATAATCTTAAAACCCTTCTTTTGAGCTTTCGCTAGAATCTCTAAATCGAACATATACCCGTTGGTTTCCCAATCGCAAAGAGCTTCTTTCTTGAAAATCTTTATCCCGGTTTGTGTGTCCACTCCCAATTTAAAGAGGATAGATATGTATGCCCGAGATAAGATCGTCAAAATACGACGAGATAGGAGGCCGCGAATTTCCTTTTTTCCTACGACAATATCATAATCTTCTAAAAACGGCATTAACCGCTTAATCATTCGCGGTTCAATATCACCGTCCCCATCAATTAAGATAACGTAATCTCCCTTCGCCCACTTCAAAGCTTCACGAACTGCCCAACCTTTCCCGTTAGAATGTCGGTCGTTACACCCAATTATTTGTAAGTTGTTTTCAGGAATAACTTCTTCAATTTTAAGCATTAGTTCGTGAGCAACTCCTTCGTTATGGCATGGCAGGATTACGCTTATCATACGAGTATTGTCATCCTTCCTTCTTTTCCTTGAGATTTTAGGTAAAGTTTAAAAGCGTCAACAAATTCCATACATTGTTTTTCTTGTCCTCCGGGAATATTCTGTTCGGCCTGAGAAAGAAAATCTTCCGCTTCTTTAATGTTTCCGACTCCTAAAACTGCGGTGGCAAGGTTAAGAAGTACCTTAAATTCTTTCGGGCTCAGTATTTTAGCCATAGCCCACATAATCATAGCTTCATGCTGAGAGCCGACTTCCCACCGTTTCATCCCCGCAATATGCCAAGCAAACCATGAGTCGGGTGAGTGCATACGCGCGTACTCGACAACCCAGTAGTCGTCTTTGTAGCAGTTGACGTAAAACCATGTTTTTGTTGCGTACATCATAATCAATCCGCCAACGAGGTAAGGATTGGAATGGACAAGAGTGGCTAAGATAACCATAAGCCCTACGTTTGGAAGGTAAGCATATCTCTCCCCGATTTCCTGTTGCATACGGTAGAAATTTAAAAAAGGCGCTATTCCAACACACCACCAAAGGATTCCGAAAGATATCATGTCCCATTTGTGAAAACAGACGTACCACAGCATTAAAGAAATTGAAGCCACTCCAATCCAAAAGAATCTGCAAAGAGTATAAGCCCGGTATGCCTTGCTTCCTGCAATGCTTTCAAGAAGGGAGTGGTAGAAACTCGTTTTAATGGGAATTAAAGAGTGGCTTACATAAAACCCGAATGTCTTCGTTGCGAGGATTAGTTTCTTGGGATGGATTTTCTTATCTTCCGCGAACACCTCCATTTTGATTTTATCGGTTACGTTCTTTCTAAACCGCCTATAATGAAACGCCCAAATAAAAGGCATGAAGAATAACAAATACGGATGGTTTGAACCTACCAGAACCAACGGCATCAGGAACCCTGCATTTGAATATGTCGCTCCTAGTAAAAATAGCGGTGCCATCCACGGAACCGCTAATGCCCAAACCATCCCTAAGGCTGACAGTGCGTATCCCCTTCCTGAAATCCACACCGCGCCTTGATTATTTATTGAGTTAAAACTAAAGAAGAGTGCCGCAATAAAAGAAATATCATTCCTTCCAAAACCTAAATAAATCCCAACACACACAAGCCCGTGTAAGACCGTAGTCAGAAAGTGGTCTGCCTGAGGATTGCTTTTAAGTCGTCCTTCAAATACCCAAAAGGCATGAATCCACTTGTTTTTCTCTTTCGGCCTTTGAGCAGATACAATGTCGTCGCTGATGTATTTGAACCCACAGGTCTTTAAATAAAATAAAATGTTGACGAGAAGAAGAATAGCTATTCTTTCAATCACGGGTTATCCCTTTCTTGATTTTTTTGGTGAAGTAGAGGAAGTCGTCCAAGTTGTGGATGTCAGATAATTGTTTAATCCAGAAGTCTGGGTATCTTGCCACGTTGTATATTCGCCTTGCATTGTTGCTGTCAAACTTATCTCGGGACGGGACATCGTATACAGAAGCCTGCGCTGTTTTGGCGTAGCCTTTTCTAAGAAGGTAATGAACCAGGTCAAGAGTTTTACGTTCTTCTTCCTCAGTTTCCCCGTCGATGCCGAACATAACCGCAATATGAGGTTCAAGTCCGGCTTCTGCCGCATTTTTAATTGTTGGAATGATGTCATCTGCGTTCACTCCTTTGTTAAGTCTGTCTAACGTCTTTTGGTTTGCGCTCTCTATTCCAAAAAGAACCATGCGGAACCCGGCAGATTTCATAAACGAAAAATCTACATTCGCGCCGATTCTCATATTACACCCGAAAACGATGTCTTTATAATGCAAAAACTTTTCTTGGCAGAACTCAATTAACCATTTCCCCTGCGGAAACGTGCCGGAGTCGTCAAATATTTCCTTAAACCCTAATCTTTTACATTCCTCTATCTCTGATAAAACCGAGTCCACTGTTCGGCAGGCGTACCCTCTCCCGTTTTCGACACAAAATGTACACTGTCCGTGCCAGCACCCATCTGCGGCTTGCATATGTGTTGCGGGATGATATTTGTAATTTCCGTACTTTTGGTATTTGGGATTAAAAGCATCAGTCCACAAACGGTCAGGAATAGGTAATTTAAGAAAATCGATGAACTCAGGCTCAGTAACCACCTTTTCATAGGCTTCTCCCATGTAGGCACGTTCTAAAATTTTATCTTTAGAAGGGTTCCAATCAACGTCGTTGCCCTTATCTCGATGATAGGTTGCCTGCATCGCCATTAGAACTGGGTAGATATAAACTGGCTTTTCTTTCTGCCTCTGCTGGGAGTATCGGTTTGTTTGGTAAAGGATTCTCATAAATAAAGACTTTCTTTTTTTATCAATCTTTTTAGCATCTTTTGTCTGCTCTCCAGAACTTCTATTTTTTTTTGAAGGTAGAGAAGTCTTATGCTAATTTGTTCCTGCGCTTTTATTATTTCTTCCTGAGTAATTTCTGAGTTTTTGTCGAGA